CAGGCCGGAGAGCTCTGTCCATGATGTCCCGTTCATGAAGTCCTCTTGCGACATCATGTACTCGATGCAGACAACCTTGCCCTCGTGCACGCAGTAAATTGGCCCGAGCGGCAGATTTGCAGGGTTGGCCCAATGCTCTCCCATCATGGGAACGACATCGCTGATCTTCACGACATCTGAGGGCAGGACGCTTTGATCCGGCAATCCGCCGTGACCGTCTGCATAGGCACTGGATGAGAAAAGTGCTCCAGCCAACACAATACCGGCAATGCTCTTGGTAACCATCTCCAACTTCCTCCCTTGGGATGAATTGTTGTTGTCAGGTGTAGAGAATGCGCTACGCAGGCCAGAATTATCCCAGCAGAAGTGGATGTCCGCTGCTGAGAGCAAGCATAGCCAGACACCACGCCGGAAGTGTAATACGCAACCCAACTACTAGCAACGACAGCTTTTCAGCGGGAACCTGGCTCCAGGTCGCCAACAGCCGGCCAGTTTCCGGCACCCCGGGCCGAAACAGCGCACACCGCAAAACCACAAAAGGAAAACCCCAGCAACTCGGCTGAGTTACTGGGGTTCTTTGGTTGCGGGAGCGCGCAACAATCGCACCCCCACATTCGTTCTCGCCGCTTAGTTGGGGGCACAAAGACTCGCTATAGCCTGACTTTTCTCCGGGCCCTCCTGCCCTTCACATGCGGACGATCATCAGAAGGATTGGCCATCGTCAGCACTGCAGTGGGCGGACCGTCGGTGTAACCAGTGACCGGCTGCAGGATGATGCCCAGGTCTTTGCCCCCGCACGCTTGGCACCGGAGAAGCCTCACCAGCGGGTTTGGGTTGCCAACCGTCACAAAGTCAGAGCCGAGACGCTCAGCCAATGCCGGGAGGTCGAGATGCGCGTGATGGTGGCACCCATAGCCATGGCAATGGGCGGAGACTGAAAACCCGCCCTCTATGAGACTGCCGATGGTGTCGTAGCTGATCATGGCCGGATGGAATATCGAAACCCGGCCGAGGGTCAAATCACGGTCCGCCCATGAAGGCCTTTGCGGCCACATGCCCCACCCATCTGATCCCCTCCAGGATCAGGCCGCCCATGAAGAGCCAAAATATGGCCAGCACCCACAACGCGCCTTTGGATCGTTCCAGCAGACTTCCGACGCGCATGAAGACCGGGCCCATCCGCGTGACGGTGCCCTCGACAGCCTCCATCCGGCCGGTCAAGAGCTGTGTGTCTCTGTCAACCTTCTCCAGTCGCTCATAGATTTTCGCCCTGCCTTCGGTTGATTGCTGGCCCTGCTGCTCGACAGTCTTGATGAGCGCATCGAGTTTGCCTTCGAGCCTTCCGATGGCCCGTTCGGAGTTCGTTTCCGTCATAGTCTGCCCTGATGATGTGGAGGTGGAGAGGGGGCGGAGACGCGGGCCGCCTGTGATGATCAGCGCCGCACGAAGCTCTGCACGACGCCGACGCCGAAGCGCGAGAGTATGATCCAGCCTGCCCACTCATCGAGGGGCGGAGGCAATGCGGCAATGTCCCAGGCCTGGGGGAACGGTCCGCCCTGATGCCAAAGGATGTTGTAGACGCATATCGCGCCCCACCAGAGCGCCAGCGGGCCGATAAAGCAGAAGTCGACATACCACGGCATGGCGACCCGATTCTGCAGCCAGGTCTTCACCACATCTGCCTTGAGGCGTTCCCGGTCGCTTTCGGCGTCGATCTTCTTGTCGATCACGTCGAAAGCTCGCTGCACCACATTGCCTGTCAAGAAATTGATGATCGCGGCCCACATTATGTGGCCAACCCTTTAGCCTTTGCCCAGGCATAGACCCGTTCGGTGATGCCGGCGATTGCCGCGCCACCGACAACTATGCCCCAATTGACCGCCTCGGTGATGATCTGGATGACGTCGGGGTCAGTGGCCAACTGGTCGGCCAGCTCCGGCGTGAACACCCCAGCACCAACCAGCACCCCGGCCAGATACCGCAGTGCAATGCGAATATACGGTCCCATGATGGACCTCCTATCGTTTGAAGATTGCGTTGATGATGGCCAGCAGAAGGGCCAGGAGCGGATGCACGCGCCGTTCCGCTGCCTTGGGAGCCTCAGGCGCTTCATTGCCGCCCTTGGCCGCCAGAACTTCGGCAATGGCTCGCATCGTCTTGGGCCCCGCCTTGCCGTCGATGGTCAGGCCGTGGCCAGCCTGAAACAGCCGGACATTGGCATCGGTCTCGGAGCCGAACCGCCCATCGATGCCACTCTTGAAGACGAAGCCAAGAGCCTGCAGATCGGCCTGGAGCACCCGGACCGCCTCGCCCTTCATGCCGGCTTCGAGAATGACGGCGCCGACAGGCACGACGGACTTGCGCGGCAGAGCCTTGCCGGTGTCCGCATCGATGCCCTTGGCGTGCTTGACGAAGGCGGCCGCCAGTTTGGTGTGATAGCCGTGGGTGGCATAGCTCGACCCATTGTAGGCCTTCGCCGCCGGGCGCCAGCTTTCCGGATCGGTGAAGTCCTTGCCCCTGAGTTTTGCAGCCAGGCCCCACGACTTCAGCAGCGTCACCATGGCCAGGAGCTGTTCGCGCTCCCCCTGCTTCATGGTGGAGAACATGGCCTCGGCCGATGCGAAGCCGGCGGCCTCGTGGTTCTCACCGAGGATCTGGGGCAGGCCGTAAGAGGCAGAGCGAAAGCCCGGCTCACGAGCAATCCCGATGGCCTTCTCCAGCCGAAGATAGCTGTCGGCAGGATAGTTCCGCTTCCACTTGGCATAAGCCAGCCCGGCAGCCACTGCAGCGGCCCGGAGAGCGCCAGCGAGGTTCCGGTAGAACACATGGGGCTCGAACAGCATCTTGGGCCGGTTCTTGCTGTCGAAGCCCCTGCCCGCCGCCTCGACCTCAAGGAAGGCCAGCAGCACAGCCGTTTCAATGCCGAGCGCGCGCGCAGCATCGCCAACGTCGCCCTGTGCCAGGCGGCGTCCAGTCCCCACGAAGTTCATGGTTCACGTCCTATCGATGTGTTGGAAAAGAAAGAGGCGGCCCAGATGGACCGCCTTGCATTGTTCAGTGATACGACTTGGCGCCGCGGCTATTCCGCAAGGTGGTCGGCCAGAACGCTCAGAAGATGACGAGTAGATCTGAAATCCCTGTCATCTTCATACGCGAGGTCGTACTCGCTCGGCAGGTTTGCCAGAACCAACTTCATCATCTCCGGGGAGGGGTTGCGCAGGCGCTGTACCACAGACGCCGAGTTCGCGATCCAGACGCTTTTAGCTTTTCTCTCTGCCTGGATTGCCTCAGCAATCGAGAGAACCGCTTCCGCCTCCCTCGCGCGTTCGAGATCACGTCCGCACCGGCCATCGTCTGACCAATCAACGTTCATCTCGGCGACGATGACGATGGCTCTTTGCCAAATATCATCGTCAATCCCGGCAGGTGCTGGCCCCAATTCCTTCAACTTTATTCGTGTCATGAGGCTCGAAGAATGTTCCACTTTTTCCCCTTCCGATGACCGTCTCTAGCCTATCACGCCGCTACTCCAGCGGGAATGCCCGCCTTGCATGAGGTTTTAGGTGCGGACTACTAATACCGGATCAATCGCATGGGATCGGAACGCATGAAATCACTTCGGCAGGTTCTTGAAGCTGTCCATTCGGAAGGAGTGTATTCTTGGCCAGAAGGCCAGGAATGCCCGCTTGGCCCGATGGCTGACACCGCTTATGAGGCCGGTTACATCCAGCGCTCCGATGACGGAGCGGCTGGCGCGTTTGAATTTTACCGGCTGACCCGTCTGGGCCGGGAATATCTTGATCTACCGCCCACCATTGGTGACCGCCTCTTTTACGCGGTCCGTGGCATACTACTGCAGAACTAACCCGCGAATACTTTCGCTAGACCAGTTGTATGTCAGTGATCTATGACTGCGCCATCCAAACGGAAATAAGAGGCTTACTATGCAGGAAAAATGGCGCGAGTCCTGGACCGAAACTGAGGGGGCCAAAGCCTATGGCGACTTGTTTTTCAAGCGCGCAACCAGCGAGCTTGGCGAGATGGAGAGCAGCAAGGCCGCCGCCGCACGAATGCAGAAACTAGTTCGCACTGGCGATGTGGTTGCGGACGTAGGTTGCGGGGCTGGGCATTACCTAGTGAGCCTCCTAAAGGCTATCCCAGAGCCTTTCCAGTATCGCGGGATTGACGCAACCCCGTACTATGTTGACCTTGGCCAAAGAGCGTTTGCTGGCAATCCTTCCGTCCAGTTCAAACAAGGCGACATTTTTGATCTCCCAATGGAAGATCGCTCGGTCGATGTCGCCATGTGCTGTAACGTTTTGCTGCATCTCCCGTCTGTTGCTCAACCATTAGCCGAGTTGATCCGCATTGCCCGTCGCCAGGTGCTAGTCCGCACCCTGATAGGTGAAACCAGCTTCGTCATAAAGCATGTTGATCCGCGCGAGGATGGCGCTGAATTTGAAGACGAAGAACCCCGCGGGTTTCACTTTCTGAATATTTACAGCGAGCACTACCTTCGCCACCTCTTGGCGGGCAATAGCCGGGTCAAGGGTGTGCACATATCCCTCGACAACGACTTCGACGCTTCGAAAATCGCGGACACTTCGAAGGCGTTGACGAATGCGTGGGATGCCACAAAGGTCGTGAATGGGATGCAGATCAGTGGCTACATCGTCCAGCCGTGGTCTTGGCTGCTGGTTGAGTTAGCCGACTAGCTTATCCCTCATGCCAGCCTGTAACATTGAGTTGGCTGTCGATGCGGTTAGCCTGCAAACTACCCCCGGTTGAAAACTCGAACTGGGGGTAGAATGAGAAGGCAATGTCGATAGCGGGAAAAACATAGGACCCGTTACCACTGGAGTTCTTCGGGTAAAGCCCGGTGTATTCTACGTGGTTGCCACCATCCATATCGAAATATTCCGCGACATGGCCAGTCGAGGCAGTGGACAAGGTCGCGGAGACGCATCACCGCTGGCCACCCACTATCAGGATCAGGCACCCGACATTTAGAGCAAACCTCATCCTCACCGTGGTTCGCGCAGGAATCAGGATGGCGAGTCGAAGCGAGAAACGAGAACAGGATGGTTTCGGTCGTGTGATTTCCGATCTCACTCCAGCGGGAATGCCCAGACTATGCTGTTGCCAGTGTCTGCGACGTAGAGGTGATCGCCCAGCACGGCGGCGTCCTGCGGCAGGTTCATTGCCGAACCGTCTTCCGAGAACCCAAAGCGTCCCCCGGCAAACGTCGAAATGATGCCGTCAGGCGTAACCTTGCGGACTGCATTGTTGAATTCGTCCACAATGTAGACGTTGCCAGCTCCGTCCTCCGCCATCTGGCGAGGTGTATTCAACTTGGCCTCGGTCGCAAGGCCACCATCGCCGGAGTAGTCTCCGTGACCTTGATATGTGGTCCCCTTGATCGACCCAGCGAATGGAAAGGTCCGCCCCTCTGTGTCGATGCCCACCACGACATGATTGTAGGCATCAGCAATAAGGATCGTGCCGTCCTTACGAGTCAGAAGACCGGAAGGGTGATTGAGCGGCTGCCCCCTCGCTATCTCACCCGCCGTCCATTGCCCTGGCGCGCCCTGGCCCATGACGTTGGACACCGTGCCGTCCACCTCAAACCGCCAAATCGTGTGATGTGTCTGGTCAACTACGAGAAGACGCCCTTCCGCGTCGAAGGCCATGCCCCGCAACGACCCGAAGCGCGCATCTGAGAAGCTCTTTGCGTCAGTTGGGACGCCAGATGCTATGTCACCAGCGAAAATCTCGACCCTATCGTTATCGACGCGCGCTATGCGGTAATTGGCTTCAGTTACCAGTATGTCGCCATTGGGAGCTGCGATCATGCCCGAGGGATATTGGAAGCTGAATTCGCTTGCCGACGCTGGCCCGTCATAACCCTGCACACCATCACCGGCCACCGAAGCCACAGCCCCGGCTTTAGGGTCGTATTCCATCACCCTTGGCGTGGCATTGTCTAGCATCAGAAGGCGTTCTCCGTCTGCCTCGATCGCTACGATCTTAAAGGACACACCATCTACATTGCCAAATTGTGCAGACACCTCACCTGTGGCGGGATCAAACAGATAGACAGATTGCCGGTCGGTGTCCGTGACGAGGAGCTCGCCGTCAACAGTCAAAGACAAGTGCCCAATATTGGCGGTTGGGAAGGGAACTGTGACCACATCGACCCGACTAAGATCTGCAGGTACGTGCACTAGATCCGTATGGGCGCCCACCAGCCAACCGTGTTCATATGGCACGATGCCACCGCCGAATCCTGCATTGTTTAAGCCCACAGAAGTGACTTGTCCCGCCTCTTCGATTCGCACCAACTGCTCTCCAGCGATGGCAAGGATTGCTCCACCTTCGAGCCAGACGGCATCTCTAAAGTTGCCGAACTCGCTCGCCACTGCAAAGCTCCCCGGCACTTCGTTCCACCCTTCCGGCGAGCCGACAAAAAGCGCATTGGGCTCCAAGCTGTACTGCTGAGACTCACCCTGCCAGATCACGCGCGAAGCGGTAACCAGGAAGCGCCCCTGTTGAGCGTACAGTGAGGACAAAAGGTACTCCATCTCCCAAACGCGCCCGTCGTCGTGGATGTATGGCTGCGCTTGCGGCGGCTCGAACACAACTTCCGCAGGAGCTTGGCTAAGATCCCAGACACGAGCGTTGGCGGCGTCGAGTGCAAAAACAGACGCCCCATCTTTTGCAAGGTCCACAAATATACTCGGATGCTTGTCGCCCGGTGTGCCCGCCAAGACCGTCTCGGCGACACCTCCAAGGATGCGTTCAACGCTGAAACCCATCGCGTTCGCGACATAAATGGCGCCGTTGTCGGCTTGGACTGCCGCCTCTGGGTATGACAGGGACATCATCTCAACCGGCTTTCTCGCCAAGCTCTTGCGTCCGGCTATGATCGTTGGGGCGTCCCGGTCGGGAATGGTGCCTGTCTGGATAAGAATGGGTGAACGCACGATCTCGCCCACGGAATACAATGTGACCGAAATAACTACTGCCAATGCAACAAGTGCTAAGATGAGTGTCCGCTTCCCCATGCAAAACCTTTCCAGCAATCCGCACAAGCGCTCCTATTATGGCTCAATCCATCCCCGCACAAGGATTGAACCTGCGCGCGCCGCTTCCAAAGGATTGCTCAGGAACCCCAACCAAAGCTCTCACCTGTTGAGCCGTGACAGTACCGATATTTCCGCCACCCGCTAAACCTCGACATATCCACGAATGCCAGCAGCCCGCGTTGTGCCGCTGACATTTAGCGATCCACCGGAGTAGCAATAAAGCTGAGGGCCAAAGGAAAAGACTAGCGGTGGGAACATATGGACCCAGGATTGCGATGTCGTTGCAGTCTTGTGGTAGTAGAAATCCGCAATGTCATGATTGGAGCCATCCGTGCCCCATCGCGCAACCAAGTCGCCAGCGGAACTTGAACCGATAACGTCAGTGTGGCTAAAGATCACCGCCCCCGCCAGTGGTGAGATATGTCCATCAAAGGGCACAAGTATGGGAGTTGTAATTTCACCATTATAGTTCGCCTGCGTGTTGTCTGCACCTCTTGTGGCGACCGTCGATCCCAAGTCTCCCACATTTCGAATTTCCGCCGTGTCCATATAGCAGGCATTGAGATAGCAATAGTGATCGAAACCGGGCGGTGCGATCAGGAAGTAGTCATACGCAGCCATCGAACCAACATCGGCCAGGGTCACCGTTGTGCCCGTATTGGCGGTGACAGTGGTCAAGCGCCCTGAGAAGGCGTTCGCGCGGCTGTTCAGCGTCTCCGTGATGACCAGAACGTCTGCGCCAACCAGTGCATTGGTGGCAAACTGGTAGGTCTTACCAGCGATGGACCGCTGATTTTCTCCACCTTGGTTCAGAGTGACGACGCTGCCTGCAATCGAACCTACGCGCAGAAACGGCATTGAGCCAAGTGTAGCCGTCGCATCGCCGTCATTCGCTGCCGCAAACTGGGCGTACCAGTTCGACTTGACGTGCCAGGCTTCTGCGAACAGGTCGCCCGCCGTGCTAGACCCGTTGCCGAGGTCTATAATGTGGCGTTCGGCGCTGTCGAAAGCAGGCATATCAAAGACCGGCGCTCGACCCTCTTTATACCGGCCCTTGAACCGGAACCCGCCCATTGCGACAGAGCGGACGCCGGTAATCTCCACCTGTGTGGCCGAGTAGTAGGCCACCGGAATGCGCGGCCCATTCGGATCGACGAGCCGGAAGTCTGCCTTGGCATCATCACCGATCTTGACGAGCGTAGCAGCGCCAGCCGCAAGTGCGCGGGTCGAGACGCCACCGGTCGCGTGTTTCGGCTCGGTAACAGCGCCGTCAGCGATCTTGACCGTGGTAACCGACCCGTCCGCTACGGCCGCCGCCGCAAGAATCTCCAGCCACGCCCCTGTGACACTGCCGACAGGATCGTCGCCGGTCGCGGAAGGGTCTTTAAGCTGATACCACTTGCCATCCGAGCCAGTGACGACCTGACCCTCAGTGTAAGTGGTCGGGGCGACATAGTCCCCCTGATGGTCGAAGGTCGCGCCGGTAGCGGACGAGAACAACTGCCGCCACTCGCTACCCGCCTTGAAGAACAGCGTGCCAACCCCCTCGATGATGTCACCAATGGCCAGGTTGGCGCCGGAGGCAGCCTTTACGTTCTCGGCGGAACCGCCATTGAGCGTGAGCGTCACGGTGCTGGACGAGTTCGTGCCCGGTGGGTCGGGCAGCAAAACACACAATACGTCCGCTGGGTTCACCGTCGCCTCGGTCGACGCTGTGATGGCGTTTGCCGTGCCGCCGATGCTGGTCAGGACCGCAAATGTGTCAGGGAAGCCACGACCCTTCACCCACGCGCTAGCGGAGCGATAGTAGTAGCCATTCTTGGTTGCATCAGGGTCATTAAGCACCAAGCCGCCATAGGTCTCGGCGGCCGGCGTGACCGCATCCAGAGCGGCCTTGGTCTGTTTCACCACGGCCGGCGCCGACGACGATCCGATCAGCGTCTTTAGCAGCGCGCGGATTTCCGCCTTGTCAGGTTCATGCGCCCCGCTGTGAATATCGCCCTTGATGACGTTGTCGCGGTAAACGGTATCGATATCGAGCGCCATTGCGTGCCCCAATAGAAAAGGCCCCGCGTTATGCAGGGCCGGATGTCGGTAATTTTGAGAGAGTTAGGTGACCGTGAAGGAACCCGTGGCGACGGCTGTTGCCTCGTCACCAGACGAGTTGATGGCAACGATCCAGCCGTACTTGGTGCCAGCCGATAGGCCGGTAACCAGCCTGCTATCGGCCGTATTTGGAGTACCGTACTCAGTCGCAGTCGCTGTTCCGCCTGGGAACGTGTTCACGGTGTTTATGTAGATGCGAGCACCGACGTAGTTTGGACTGTTTGGCGCTGTCCAATTGAACGTCGCTTGGCCCACACCGCCGGTAGCAGAGGCGCCGCTTACAGGGCCGGGTGGAGAAGATGTCGACGAAATCGTCACATTGGGCGGTGTCGATGCCACCCAATTGCTGGCGTTTGCGGTCGCGGTCCTGAACTGAACCTGAGCTTCGTAAACATCACCTGGCGGAAGGCCGTTGATCATCAGGTAATCCTGAGACGAAGGCACCCCGATTTCGCTCCAGTCTGTGGTGCTGATCTTGCGATAGCGAACTCGCTTCAGAAGGCTGGAGCGCGGCGGCGGGTCGAACGCAACGTATAACTGCCCAGACTCCGGAGACGACGCGACAACACCGGTCGGATCAGCAATATCGTCAACCACCTCGATGTCGGTGATGGTTGATGGTTCAGGCTCATCGACCAATCCGTCAAAGGTCCAATCCGCCTGCTCGGTTGCTCTGCCCGAAACGTTCACCGACATGCCATCAGGAGCCAGAGAAACATCAGCGATCTCATAATTGGCGCTGATGCCTAGTTCTGGGTATTCCAGCCGGAAAATGCGAGAGTCGTCGCTGTCGGCCGGCATCAAAAGAAGCCCGTAGAGCTTTAGATTCATCGTCACGTCAGTTGGCGCCCGCATAGCGCGCAATGTCCGCTTCGCCACCGCACATGCCTGCGTATGGTTTGGCACCCAGTGAGCAGCGACCGACGCTTGGTTGTACGCCTCACCGTCGTCAAGCGTGACGGCCGCTGACGGATACTGGCGATAGCCAGCCGCAGGTTCGACATATTCGACGGAAAGCGCGTTGTTTCGCACCTCACCGTCCTGCCCCTCGCCCAGTTTGATCGAGTTGATGTGTTCCGGGCGAATGGTGACTTTCGGTTCCATCCAGCGGCCGAGCTTGAAGCCAACCTTGCCGTCCGATCGGTCGTAGAACCATGCGTCACATGCAATCGCGAGTTGCTTGCGAACCTCCTCGCGCGTCTGCGAGAAGAAATAAGTTCCAGACATCTGCCACTTGGGGATGTAGTCTCCGGCCCGATTCCGGATGGTGCTGTCGGCCACGTCGGCCTCGTCTGCGACCTCGTCCCAATCGACTTCCTGGCCGTACCCATCCGGACTCACGATCCAATCGGCGATGATCAACGCGGCGTTGAGCGTCCACTTATAGGTGCTGGTATCTCCGAGCGTTTGCGTGACATCTCGCGGGTCATAGACCTTGGAAGCGCGATACAGGGTTGAAACAGTAGGTTCCCGCCCCGATGGATAGACCTTGGCAAAGTCCTCCGGCGCGGTGTTCATGCAATTCATGAGGACCGCGGCGATGCCGACCAGTTTGTGGTCCGCGGTCCACTCAGTGAACTCGGATTGCAGATCGGCGAACGCCGTCTGGCCCGGTGCGCCCAACTTGTATTGGATGCGGATCATTGATGATCCACCAGAGAAGAAGGATGGCTCCTGAACTTGATCGAGTCCGTCCAAGGTAACCTCGGTCTCGTTCAGATAAGTCCCTTCGATGCCGTCAATCTCACCGGTGTTCAGCAGCACAACCACAAAGCGGCGGCCATTCTTGATCTTCCAGAAGGCAACGGGCCCGCCGCCGCGGACCCGCCCATAGGACTTTGACCGGTCCTGAATGGACTGGCGCAGGTTGACGATGCGCGAGCCGGGATCCTGCGCCTGGCTGGTCTGCTGTGGCCGCAGCGAATTTGCGAGCAGCGTTGCGCCGACACCAATGGCGGCCGTCAGCAGAAACCCAGGCAGGGCCGCAAGAGCACTATTGAGCAGCAGCGAGCCCAGCACCGCTGTTGGCGCCAGGAGACCTGCTGCGCCGGAGTAGCCCATCAACGTCAAAATGGAGACCGAGACAGGATCGGCCTGCGCTGGCAAAGACATGCAGACGAGTATCGTCGTGCCCAGAAGAGCACTCCGCAAAAACCGGTTGATCATGCGATGCTTATCCTTGGACGGACCAGGCCGCGACGACGTTGGGCCGGGTGACGGTCATCAGACCTTCCGGCGATTTGAGAGCCCAGCGATCACCGCCCAGGCAGATCGCACCGGCAAAGGTTCGCTCGCTGAACTTGAGCACCCCGATGTCACCCCGCCCAGGGGCGTCACAGACAGGCAAACCGACCTTGGCGACGCATTCACCAACGACAGCGACCAAACCTCGTCTGACAAAGCCGGAGACGCGATTGCAGCCCGCTCGAGTGGTGTAGCGACCGCGCAGATGCGCGGCGCCATCCTTGCCTGTCAGGTCGTGCACATAGTCGGCCAGGACAATGGCGCAGTCCGACCGACCCCAGGCAAAGTCGGTCGTGGCCCAGATGCGTAGGTGCTTGGCGACAAGGTCAGACAAGGTTCACCGCCTGCGCCACCAGCAGCAGCGCCATTCCGACAAAACACACGCGCCAGACAAACTGATCATGCGGCAGCGGACGCTGGTCCATCGCTAAGCTCCAAAAAGCGGCTGATCGTCGAATCCGTGAGTTGGAAGGAACTCCAGCGACGGATCGCCGCTCGCACGACGACGCTGGTCAGCATCGGTATAGCGGCCGTTGAGCGGGCGCGACCGGAGCGGGAACGGCCCCTCGCACAGCAGTGTCACCGACCGTTCCTGCGGGCCGTTGTGGGTGTAGATCAGGCGACGCATTGTAAGCGTCCTGAACTTGATCGGCTGCCAGATCGGCGCGAACATTTCCTCGAGCTCGCCAAAATACTGGAAGTATAGTCGACAAGGGCGACCGTCGATCGCCGCGACACCGTAGTCACGAATAACTTGCAACAGATCGTCCCGATCTGGATCGTGCACATAGGACAGCGATGCTTCCCATGTCGGAGCAGAGCCGTTGCTGCTGACCTTGACTTCACCCATACGCAGAAGCGAACAACCGATCCAATCCACACCGTTAGCGTCGCGAAAAACCCCGTTCTCTCCTGGGTAAAGCCTGATGAACCCCTCTGAAGTGTCCATCTCCATAAGCAGTGCAGCACCCACGGCTTCGTCATTGAGCCGCTGCGCAATTTCCTCTGGAATGTTCATTCGCGGCCAGGCCCCACCCATTCAACCAGGCTCAGTTTCACACGCGCTATATCGGCAGGTTCAACCCGGCTTGCGCCTTCGAGATCGCCTTCAAGAGCGCAGATGCATGTCGCATCGAGATTGATCTCATCGTCGGGGGTCACAGCGCGACGAAGGGGCATTGCAAAATGTAGAAGCGCATCCTCACCACGCCCCTCAATCCCGGTCGCCCGGTACAGCCAATCATTGATCGAAAAAAAGTGCCCCATGCTGATGAAGTTGCCGAGATAATCGCCGTCGATCCGGATCGACGTCGCCCCCCGCGACGCCGTTTCCAGAATGGGGGCCGTCACCCCCTGCGCGTACCCTGACCCGTCGGAGAAGCTTGATCCGTCGCCGTGATAGATAGCCCCGCCCGTATAGGCGGAGCCCATCTCCGCCCACGTCGGACGAAGGGGGTCACGAACTTTCACCCGCAGGGCATTATATCGACCATAGACTTGGTCGATTACGCCGCGCCACGACCTGATCTTGTCACGCCGAAACGTCGCGAAGTCGACACGCCCGATCCATCTGGGCTGATTGCCAAACACAACCTGCCCCGCACCTGTGACACCAGGTTGGCCTGCATTGCCACGCCAGTCGATCTGCCAGTCAAACGACGTGGCCCAGAAATAGCGGGTATCGAGCTCAATGATCTTTCGTGTCATCAACGATACCGTTCTTGCTGGGCCATTTGGTTGACGGTGCGGGAAACTGGCTCGACCATGCCTTTGGTAATCTGGACAGCTTGGCCGGCGGCCTGGTTGACGATCTCGGCGCGCAGGCCATCATCGAGATGGATAGCGACAACCGACTGCCCGCCGCCCATCCGCAGTTCGTTGTTCGGGATGACCTGAGAGCCGCGCGGCAGGTTCACCAGTTCCGGTCCCCGCTCGCCCACCATTGCCAGGCCACCAGGCGCATAATTGGTGCCGTTGGCGAAGAACGGCAGCTTGAAGCCGCCGCCACCTCCGAAGATGCCACCAATGAGCATCTCGAAGCCCTTGTGGATGATCATCTGGCCCAAAGAGCGTAGTAGATCACCAACGGCCTCCACGGCGCTCTTGGACCCATCCACCACGCTGCTGAACATGTTGGACAGGCCAGACGAAAGCGTCGATGCGAGTTCGTTTCCAGATGTCCTGGCGCTGTCGAATGCATCCTGCGCCTGGCGTACCGCACGAGTATAGGTGTCATGATCGATCGCCCCCTGCTGTAGCAACTTGTTCAGGCGCTCGACTTCAATCTTGTAGGCTTCTGCTGGGGTGCGGGTTGCTGTGAACACTGCCTGACCATCGGTCATGGCCTGCTTGAGCGCATCGACGCCAGACTTCGCCGAGCCAGCACCGGTGCCCAACGTTTCAAAAACCTCGCGAAGCCGGTCGACCGCAGAGACCGTTTCCTCGATCTTGAAAGTTCCATCCGGGTTGAGCGAAAAGCCTTCATAGAGGTTTTTGGATCCGCCACCACCGCGCTGCATCTGCCATTCGAGTTGCCGCATGATGTCGGCTTCTGCCGCGCCATAGTCCTCCGGAAAGATATTCTTGAGGCTGGTAGCACCTTCCGGCATGACAGCCTTGGTGCCGCCATGCCCCCCGATGTAATCCATGAAGTCTTTGAACGCCTTGTGAGCGCCAATGAAGACTTGTGCGATACCATCGGCAATGGCGATCGCGGCAATGGCAAAGTCCTGCATTGCCTGCATGAAATCGGGACTGGTCAGGGTGTTGATCAGGTTGTTGAGGGTCGGCAGGGCCGCCTCGGCAATCCGATTGACCATGCCCTGAAGGCCAGCTTGAAGGCGGGTGATGCTGTCGTTGAAGGCCTCAGCCGCCTTGCCGGTCTTGGTCGAGAGGGTATTTCCCAGCCGGTCGGACTCGTCGGCCATTTCTGAAAGGCCATCCTTGCCCGAATTGAGCAGCGGGATCATCTCGGCGCCAGCGCGACCCAGCAAGTTCATTGCGAGGGCGGTCTTTTCCGCGCCATCCGGCATAGCGGCGAACCGTTCGGCGATCTCGGCAAAGACCTCATCAGAGGACCGAAGCTTGCCTTCAGCATCGACCACCGCAATGCCCAGGGCGTCAAACGCGGTCTTGGCCTGGGCCCCCACCCCGTTCGACACATCGAGCATATTGCGGGAGAGACGCTGAAGGCCTGTCGAAAGCTGGCCGAGGCTCACGTCGGAAAGCTTGGCAGCCCATTCGAGGCGGGACAGCGCCTCGGTGGTCATGCCGATCCGCTGCGCTGTCTTGCTGAGGTCGTCGGCTCGGTCGATGCTGCCTTTCACCGCGACAGCAAGTGCAGCGCCGGCCGCCGCCGCCGCAGTGGCGACAACCTCAAGCCCGATCTTGGCCGCATTGCCGAACTTGGCGAGTCCTGCATTGGCCTTGGCCAGCCCGGCCGTGAACTCGGCGGAATCGAGACCGAGCATGACGTGAAGGGCACCAATTCGTGCTGCACCAGCCATGGCATTATCTCCTGCTTGCGGCCGTCCACTGCCTGGCGATCGCCAGTTGCTCTTGCCAGGATTGCGAACGGCGCACCGCCTTCACTTCCCTGATCAGCAGCTTTTCCAGTTTCGGAAGTTTCTTCATCATTGGGATGACCGCCGTGTAGTACGCGGCCGTCATCCTCTCATTGTGCTCGCGCACCAGGCGCTTGTTCGAAGCCTTGAGCCGCTCGTTAAGCTGCCGAGGGGTCAGGCTCCAGAAGCCGTCCGGATCGTAGTGTCCCAGAGCGGCATATTCCACGCTTAGCGCTTGCCAGTCCCAGCCCGACTGGCGTTCGGAGGGTTTGGTTTCTTGCCGCCATCATTGGCCGGAAATGCCAGCTGCAGAGCTTCGCCGACCTTGGCCATGACCTCGGACATGCCAGCCTCGCCCATGATGTCGCCGGCAGCTTCCAGCGTCAGGCCCTTGTGATTGGCTTGAAGCGCCGCCCAGAGCGCCGCTCTCCAGGCGCCGATCCGCACATCCTGGTCGTTGCCCAGAATGGCCGAGATTTCATTTACGCCCTTGTCGAGCAGCGTTTCGAGCTGCGCGATCTCGTTGATGGACATGCGCAGGACATAGGTCCGGTCGCCAACAACGAGATCGACTTCGCCACGATGGGGATTGGCCATGGTTATGCCGCCAGGACTGCGACGGTCTCAGGACTGGTTGCTGCAGCCGAGCCTTCGCTGTTGGTTGCCGTGATGGTGACAGTGAGGTTGTCGCCCACATCGCCAACGACCGGCACATAGGTCTGGCTGGTGGCGCCGGAGATCGGTACACCTTCGCTGTTCCACTGGTAGGTGAAGGTCGGGCCGCCGCTCCACTGGCCGGGATAAGCGGTAAGGGTCTCGCCTTCCTGGACGGTGCCCGAAATCGCGGGGCCGACGAGCACGGCCGGGATGGCAGCAGCCTCGACGACAGTGGAGCCGGTGACCTTGAATGTCACCTCGGCAGTCATCTTGTCATCGGTCGGCACGGCCGGATTGTAGCCCGTGAGGAAGCCGTCGAACTTCCACACCGCTGCGTTGGGATAGGTGATGCGGCAGATGACGCGCTCACCGCTGGTGCGGATTTCGCGGATCGTCACGTCCGCCGCCGAGCCAGGCACGAAGTTCTGGCTGAAGGACGCGTCGCCCGGGTCGGTCAGACCGGCGATGAATTCGCGGGTGCGGTTGGGGCTGGCCATATGCGTGGCATCAATCACGTCGACTGCAGCACTCGGCGGGGTGATGTCGAACACCTCGCCCAGGGAGAGCCAGGTGTCGCCGCCGTCACGCGAAATGTCGAACAGCGAACCATAGCCAATGGATGCCTCGGTTGCGGGCATTGTTCATTCTCCAATGATGACTGTGAGGCGCCTGCCCACGGCGCGGAGGATGGGCGCTAAATCAGGACGCGAGGCCCCAATTGATTGCGTAATCGCGGCTGTCGGTGAACCACTTGTGGCTGTCCACCTTGCCAAAGCTGGTGCGCTGCGAGACCTCGAAGCACCCCTGAAACTGATATCCGCCAAAGTCCCCGCGGAACCCGGAAAGCCGCGCCTTGAGAGCTTCGGCGATGGCCCTCGCCTTCGCCGCCGTGGCATCCCGGCAATCAAACTGGACGCGGGTGAAGACCAGCCCGGAAGCACCGGCCATGTGATAGTCCGTGATGCCGGAAACAACCGACATCGAAATCGTTCCTTCCGGTGACCCCTGAGGCAGCGTATCCCAATCGACACGATTGCCGACCAGAGCGGCCAGGGGCGCATGGGCGAGCAGCAGATTGGCCAGCTTGGTCTGCATGGGTCACTTTGCCTTTCGCGCAGCCGATCTGGCCGCCTGCTCTATGCCTATCCACAGCCCATCGCCCAGCCGCTTGAGGACTTCGTCCTGCGTCTCATCGAATGCCGGCCGCGCGAAGGGTTGCGGCGGGTGGTTCTCATTGCCGAATTCCTGCTGCACCGCGGCGGGCCTGCTGTCCGGGCCGACATAGCGCTCCTGCTCGGCCACTTTCCGATGCGCAGACCTGGCCGACTTGGAGAGGGTCCCGGACACATCGATACTTTCGCGCAGCCCGCCCTGCTCGACCGGCGCCTTCGAGCGCATGGCCTTGGCCATGATTTCCCCGGCATTGTCGAGCGCCTTGCGGCCGATCGCGCGACGCTTGCGCTCATTGAATTGCGAAAGCGCCGCGTCCAATTCCCGCCCACCCTTGAATTTCACCCTGACCTTCATTCGTCGGCCGCCGCCGCTGCGCTGATTTCCAAACCCTCGCGGCGCCCGATTTCCTTGACCCCAGAGATATCGAACGTCTTGCCTTCGAAGACGACACGATCCTTGGCGTCTATCCCGGCCACAGTGGCGGAGTATCGGATCTGAAAACGCACGGAAATCGAGGCTCCAACCTCTGCCGCCCGCACTCTTTCTGCGTCCGAAACGTAGTTGACCGAGGCCCAGACGGTCGCCAGATCGGTGAACCCCTCGACCGGCTCATTGTCGGCGTTTCGGGTGATCGCGTATGTCTGGATCGTGATGCGCCGGTCGAGCGCGCCCGCATCCATCAGAACAGAACCCGGCGATAGGGCGCGACCAGGGCGTCGATCGCGGCGGTCGGAATCGGCCCTGCATCCTTGCCCAGCCGATAGGCGTCGTGCATCAGCCTCACATGGATGAGGATCGCGGCCTTGATCGCGGCGGGGACATTGGAAACTGCCGGGACGGCGGGTGTCTCGCCATCCTCGGGGATTTCAGGGGTCGTCGCATACCCGGCGAGATAGGTCACCGAAACCGGCTTGGTCTCGTTGAGATCGCCCGGCATCGAATAGTCCGACTTGAATTCGACATACGGCCCCAGCTCGTCGCAGAGCAGCGTGTAGTCATCGCTCGGTACCGTTGAAAGCTGGCCTGCCTCATCGCGCCATGTGACGCTGGTGATCGAGATCACGGGCGCCAGCGGCAGGCGCAGGCAGCGCGAGAACCCGTCAAAGTCCTGCCGCCAGGTCTGCTCGACCAGGGCGCGACCGAGTATGCCGGTCCAGCCATCCAGATGGTCGACAGCCGCTGCGATGAAACCGGTGATCATGTCGTCGCGCTCATTGCCATCGACGGCCAGCTGTACCTTGGCTTCCTCAAGGGAAACGGGCGTCATCGCCGGCGGCGTCACCAGAACGGGACGGTGCATAGTGGGTCTCCAAAATGGAAAAACCGGTGCCGCTCTGGCACCGGTTTTCACTGTCTTTAAGTCAGTCTAGCTGACGCACAGATGGGGTTAGGGTGGCAGCTAGGCTGCTACAGGCGGACGCACCGACATGGAGCCGATCTTGACGACAGCGTTAGTCACTGCCCCGGTGATTACGGCAGCAACGATAGGCGTCACCTTTGTGGTGCCCGCAGCCATCGTATAGGGGTCGATTTCAGCCCTGCCCGCGAAAGAGGGTGGCAACGGACCCTTGGTCGTGTCTACGTTGAACGCATGGGCGCTGCCTAGTGTTGTGCCACCGTTGAAATGCGACATGCGGGCGTTGATGGTGATGTTGCTCGACATGCCGGATGCTTCGAGATCAACCCCGTACTCGTAAATCTCCCCCTCTGCCGCTGCGATGTCGGATGTGGGGTAGAACCAAATCTGGGCCGCGCCCGAGGTCGTTATGTCGAGTTTTTGCCAGTTCCCCGCCCCACCGTCATTGCGCGCCTCGATAGAGCAAGCGCAGGAAGTAACCGACCCGGATATCAGGTAAACCTGCATACCGGACACCACGTTCCCAGTGATGTTCGCGCCCGTCTTTGCGCCCGCAGAGCCAAAGCCTATACCGCCATTCGGGGCCTTGTTGCCATAAGGGTTGTTGGCGGCATTGAAGGCGTCCCCAGCCGAGAAACCCCGGAACCATCCGCCCATAGGGAGAGCGTTGAAATAGTCGGCCACCGGCCCCGCCGCGAAATAGCACCCATTGTTGCCGGGGTGGATCGCTGGGCTGTCGTAGTAATAGCTGGCTATCGGATCGCCATTAGCGTTCGCGATGTCCATGAGATCGGGCGTGGCATCGATAATCACTGCGCCGTAGCGCGGCCCATTCACCATCAACCAGGTGTTCCAAGCGAAATGCTTCTGCCTGGAGCTGGCAGTGGTCCAGCCTCGGGGGAGATCGAGCAAAACCACCGGCACAATGCCACGTGAAAGCAGTGAGGCCCAAGCGGTCAACATAGTTGACGTCATCGTGTCGAACGGGACGCCGTTCCCAATATCGTTCGTGCCGGACAGCAGCAGGCAGTGCGTGGGGATAGGATCGAGTGCCAGAACATCGGCAAGCTGACCCGGCGATCCATCTGCCGGGATCAACCCCTTTACGTTCACCCCGCCATCCCCGACATAGGAGATGCTGGTCGATGAGCTAACCGCCTTGTTATAGGTGATCGGAGACTTGACCTTCCCTTTTGTCAGGAAGGGAACCCAAGACCCAACGGCATGCATGTAGCGGAGGATATTGCCGCCTGATGCCGCGCCACCCATAGCTAGGCGGCTATCGCCCATCTGCGCCATCAGGAAAGACGGGCGCATAGATGCAGAGTTTTGCGCTTTGACTAGCTCAACCATTTAGTGGCTCCAATGCGACAACCGGCGTCCCGCGATAGGTCACGCGCTCGCCCAGATATGTGACAAATGACCAGCGATAGCCGCTTGGCGCTGGCGTTGATGCGTAGGACGCGGCACCCCCGCCCTTTATTGGGGTGGCAACCCCCGGCCGCACGAGACCGCGCGACAGGGGGCGCACCAGATCGCGCACCACGCTAGGCACTGAAGACCCCGCAGGAGATGCCGGCACGGCGCGAGAAGCGGTACGTTCCGGTCCCGATGATCTTCGCCGGATGGTTCGCCGTCAGGGCATCGACGCGGAAATACTCTCCGGCATCATCCTTGAGCAGGATGTCGACGAATGCCCCTTGGGCCACGCGCGGCCCGGCCACATCCTTGAGACAGACCGTCAGCTCCTCGCCGTCGCCGACAGCCACATCGAGTGAGTTGGCCGCGGTTGTCCCCACGGCGAGCACTTCAGCCATTGCCGCCTCCTATCAGAGACCGTCATCGACGGTAATGTGGAAGGTGCCGACTTTGCTGTCACCACCCTGGGCAATTGCGATCTTAACGCGGTCACGCCCGAGCGCGATCAGGTCCGCCACGGCCGTCCCACCGGCGGCAAACAGCAGTGCGGCCCCAACCTGGGAATGCGTCGGCTGGCGCGGCGCGCGCACGGCCGAGGCGTTGACATCACTCTCGGTCCAGAGCCCGATGCCAGTGGCTTCGCCGGTAATGGTGAAGTCCACGCCATTGGCGAACGGCGCAGTGCCGTCCTTCACATATTCGATCTGCATGATCTTGCCAGAGAGGCGGGGGCTGTAGGCGGTCACCGTGCCGTCGGCAGCGGTCGTGGCAGTCACTTTGTAGCGGCGCATGAGCCAGCTCCTTTGCTTGGCGCCAGGGTGGCGCCGGTTTAGGCGTCAGGCCGTCTTGGCCTTGCGCCGGTTGTCGGCCTTGTTCGCCACCTTTGGCGCGGCCTTGTTGGCGGGTTTGGGGGCAGCCTTGGCATCAAGCGGCTGCAGGACATGCGGGATCAGATGGGCGAATTCGGCTTCCGTGCCCACGCGCACCTCACCCTCGACATAGGGACGGTCACCGATATGCTGGCGGACCACCTTCCACTTCTGGACTTTGGACATCGCTGTTCTCCTTTCGGCTCATGGAAACGGCGGCCCCGCGAAGGGGCCGCCGTTCTGCATCAACCGGCAGGCGATCAGGCGGCCAGAGCCGTGTTGAAGTCGCCATAGATGAAGGCTTCGGGCCGATAGACGGCCAGAGCGACGCGCTCTTCGCCGAGCAGCGTCACCAGGTTCTTGATGAAGTCGTCGTCGACATAGCCGCTCTCGACCCGGCCTTCCCAGCGATCGAAGATCTGCGCGCCCATGCGGAAAGCACCGGTCAAGAACTTGCCAGAGGTCATAGCCTGCGTCTCGACCACTGGCAGGTTCCAAAGGGTCGGGGACGTCGAGCCCTGGGGCTGGCCGATGATATAGCGACCGATATCATCCTTGCGCAGTTCGATCGTGGTCCAGTCGATCGGATTGAGCACATGGCCGGTGGCCGGATACTCGGCGAGGGCCGCCTGCAGCATGGCCAGGCGCATCACGTCCAAGATGGTCAGGTCTTCGATCGAGGTCACAGGCGCCGAATATGCAGTCGCCTGCGGGATGATGCCGTGCAGGTTCTGGCCGGTGCCATCGCCATTGAGCAGCTGGCTTTCCTCGACATAGGCCAGGCCGTAGAGCAGGCGCTGATCGATGATCGAACGCAGCTGCGAAATGTCGGACAGGACCTGCTTGGATGCCTTCATCCAGTGCGCAATGACTTTGGCCGAGGTGGTGACCAGGTCGAACTTGATGTCCGATTCCGGCTTTGCACTGCCTTCAGCAACGGGGGCCGCCGAATTGGTGAAGCCGGTTTCCTTGACGTATTCAAGCGTATTGCCATCCATGCGGCCAGGCGAGAGCAGGTCGCGCACGGTCATACGCCGCTGCGCCAGCGGCAAAATGCCCGGGAGACGCGTCTGGTTGATCGCATCCCCGACCGAGCCGGCCGAGTCGGTGGTTGCCGAGGTCAGGGTAGCCTTCACCTGCATGTCGGCGCCGCGGGCGGACTTGGAAAAGCTGCTGTCCTGGAAGGCCTTGAAGCCTTCGGACTCGGTGAACTGCTCGCCGATCGACTTGGGCTTGTCATCGCCACCAGTGCCGAGCTTGGCCATCTTCTGCTCGAAGTCGCTGGTGGCATCCTCGACACGCTCGTTGAGCTTCTTGAGCGCCTCGTCGATGTCACCCTTGAGCGTGTCGCCGAGCTTTTCGCCGTCCTTGGCCATGGAAAGCGCCTTTTCGGCAATTTCCTTGATCGGGTCGCAGGCCGCCGCAATGTCCTTTTTGTGCTGCGCCTTGATTTCCTCGGCCATGGCCTTGATGCCCTGGTCGTTCGGCGCCTCGAAGGCGATCTGTGGCGCCATGAAATAGGTCATTGCGGGCGCACCGAAGCGGCCCCCGGCCAGAACGGCCGCGATGCTGGTCTTCATGATCATTTTCCTTGATGAATTGTGGGGATCAGCCCCGGAGTGCCCGAAGGAATTCGAGCGTTTGTTCCGCTTCAGCAGGATCCCCCTGCCCTTTCAGGTGGACGCGCGCGGCACGCTCCGCCTGCGAATTCGAAAAGCCCAATCCCTTGAGCCAGGTTTCGAATTCCCGCTCAGTCAACCGGTCCCCGGCCTTGAGCTTTTCCGTGAGGTCGTGGGCAGCCTTGAGCGCCTTGACGCTGCTGACCACGGCATTTTCATTGGCGCCGATGCTGACGACCGACACTTCGCGCAGGTCGACCCGCTCGAGCGTCCAGACCCCGCTTTCGGTATCGACTGAGTATTCCTTGATGCGATAGCCGATGGAGAGCCCATCGATATCGCCATTCTTGAGTAGGGCATGGGCCTCGCGGGCGCGCTGCACATCCATGTTGAGCTTGCCGCGCAGATAGAGGCCTTTTTCGTCCTCCTTCGCGTCGATCCACTTGCCGATCGGCTCCCAGCTGTCGTGCTGCCAGAACATTTTCGGCATGGTGCCGGCCGCCTTGTGGTCGGCCAGGCTCTCGGCAAACGCCCCAGGCGCGATCACATCGCCATAGCTGTCCGGCTCGCCGCCGAAGGTCGAGCCATAGCCCTCGATTTCGCCCTTATCGCTGAGCGCCTTGATGCTGAGCACGGGGGCGGACTGGGCAAACTGCATGCCGGCATCCTTACGGTTGAGCATCGCTGTTCTCCTTTCCCGCCTCGGTGATCGGCAGGTTCTGCATCTGCATGCGCGGAATGTCGCCACCGTCGACAGGCGGCAGGTTTTCGAGCTGCCGGACCTCGTTGATGGTCATGGCGCCCATTTGGGTCATCCGCTGATAGAATTCCGCGCGCGCCTTACTGTCTCCGCGCAGCAAACCCTCGAGGCTGAACTCGATCGTAATGCCATTGGCCCTATCCTCAGCTGTCAGCAGCTGCTTGCGCATGGCCTGTTCGATGCGCGACAGGCGCCGGCGCAGGGTGAACTTCTGAAAACCCAATGTCTGCTGCTCGAGCCCTGTCCCCCAGCTCGTCGATTTCTCGGTGTGGCCGATCATGAACGGCGGCACCCCGAAGAAACGGCAGACATCCTCTACCGACAGCGCCCGCGACTGCAGCATCTGCGCGTCTTCCGGGGTCATGGACAGTGGCGTCACCGTCTGGCCGCCCTCGGCTACGAATGGCCGGCCAGCATTGACTGCGCCGGCATACTTGGTTTCAAGTGCCTGGTGCACCTCGGTGCGGCGTTCCGTTGAAAGCCACTCCTGGAAGGCGATGACGACGCTGGGGCGCATTCCGTTGCGGAACGTGCTGCCGGCAGCCCGGTCAAGGGCCTGGGCCAGGCCAAAGGTGTGTCGACCATAGGTCAGTGTCGAGAGGCCGCCTTCCGGACCGCCGCCAAATCCCCGAACATGCAGGACTTCATCCTGGCCGAGGTCGTAGGACTTGCCGTTCTCGGTCCAACGATACCGAAGCTCACCGGTCCGTGCTCGCGTCACACTGACAATATCCGCGCGGACAGGCGTCAAAGCCACCATCGACTTGCGGCTATTGACCGTCTTCCGGGCAATACCATTGCCTTGCAGCTCGACATTAGCCGACAGGAACTCCAGAAAATCGACCGCCGTCTGATCGGCGTTCGGGCTGTCGTGCAGGATCCTGTAGAGCGGATGATCACGCGCCACCTCGCGCATGCCATCCGAGCCGGTGCGATAAACCATCAGCGGCAAAGTGCCGATGGTGCCAGCGATGAGATTGACGCACGCCCAGGCCGAAGACAGCGCCAGCACATCGGTGCTTTCGACCCGCTCCCCGGCCCAGCTCTCGTGAGATTGCCAGTTTCGGGGCCCCGTCAGGCTCAGCGGCTCGACGCGCTCGACCGGCGCAGCAGACTTCCGGAAGGAAGCCGCAATCCTGTCAATCAAACTCATTGCGTTCCCACCAGGCTGTCGAGATAACCGGCAAGCCCCAGGCCAGGGACTTCCTCGGAAATGGCCAGACCAACGCCCATCACCGCAGCGACGGGCCCGTCGATCTTGTCCAGCGAGTTCTTCTTGTCGGGCACGTAGTTGAGGTTCACGTCGAACCGCACCGAACAGTGCCCCATCATCCAGCTCATCACCGGATGCCCCCCATGCTCCACCTTGCGGGCGAAGATCAGGCGCTCCAGTTCCTTGGTCGGCTCTCCCAGGGTCGCATGCCCCTGGCGCATCTCGACCATCTTTTCGGGATCGAGCCCGGCTTCCTGCAGATCGGCAATGAGCTTGCCGGCGTTCCACGGGTCGTACCCGAACAGTTGCAGGTCGAAATGCTTCCCGGCCTTAAGGACGGCGTCCATGACAAAATTCTGGTCGACAAAGTCACCGGGCGTCGTCTGGAGCGCGCCCTCGCGCACCCATTTGTGCCAGTCGACCCGCTTGTCCTCGGCGGCACGCGCATCGAGCGTGGCCTCCGGCACCCAGAACAGCGGAATGACCACCCACTCGGCGACATCGTCATCGGGCGGCAATACGATCATTACGCAGGTGATATCGCGCGTCGAGGACACGTCGCAGGTGAGGTAGGCCTTCCGGCCCTTGTGCGCCTCGTATAGCCGCCTCCAGCTTTCCGCATCCTTCGTGCAGGCAGCCCATTTTGAGCGCGGTATCCAGCCGACAACGCCATCCACCCAGATGTTGAGGTGATAGCACTTGAACACGGCCTCGGCGGCAGGCTTGCCCTTCGCCTTCTTGTGTTCGCCGCGCAGATAGTCGAGCGTCGGCGTTAACCCAAGGCTTGGATTGGCCTTGTGCCAGGTCGCCTCGTCTTCCCAGTCATCCTCGTCATCGGCGCCGAAGAACACGACCAGCGTGGCCGGGTCGTCGAGATCGCCCCGGACGATCGCCATCGATTCTTCGAACCATTCATAGCCGACCCGGTTCTGCTTGCGGCCAGAGGTCGAAGCGTAGAGCTCAATCGGCTGCAGGCGAGCGCCGGTCCCCTGCCGGAGCGTGTCGGCCAGCTCCCGGGTCCGCCATTCGTGGATTTCGTCGCCAACGATCACCGTGGGCGACCGGCCATGCTTGCCGTCCGGAGCGCCGGTCAGCAGCTGGCAAAGCGCCGAGGTCTGGCGAATGAAGATGCCCTTGTCGGTGTTGATGACGCGCTCGTTGCCTTGCTCGTCTTCCTTCAGCCCTTTCGCCTTGTCGATGATCGCCTGCATCTTGGCGAACGGGATTCGGCCCTGGTCTTCGTTGCGGCCAAAAACGAAGCCCTGGGCGCCGGAGATCGGTTCCATGACAAAAAAAAGTACCGCGAGCGCTGCCAGAAATTCGCTCTTGCCGTTCTTGCGCGGTATCCACAGGTCCAGCCGGCGGAACAGACGCACGTGCTCGATTTTCGGCTCGTGGGTCCAGGGGTCGAGCACCTCAATCGGCTTCTTCCAGCCGACCAGCAGCCGAACTGCTATCTCCTGCCAGGCCAGTAGCTTGAACGGTACGCCGTCGAAGCGGTCATCGGTCAGCCGGAAGATTTCCGGCCAGCGGTCGACGACCTTGTCCGCCTTCCTGTGGTCGAACCATGCGCCCGGCACCAGCTCGGCCGCGCGCCAGGCACGGATGGCCCAGCGGTAGCGCGGATCATCCTCGACCGCCTTGAGCCAGGCCGGAAGCCCCTCATACCCGACCGGCAATGCCGTCGCGGTCACTGGATCCTCGTGCCAGGCGGCGGGCTGTCGGTGTCGCTCATCAGCGACATCGGGTCAGAACCCTGCCCGTCCGGCTTGCGTTCGGGCTCTCGCATGCCGCCTCCATGCAGCGGCAGCTTGCCCTGGGACGCGTTGAATGTCTCGACACGGGTCATGTCGCTGTTCGACCGCGGCGTGAAACCGAATTCATGCTCCATCAGGCGTAGCTCGACGCCCACCTTCTGCATGAAGTCGACGCTAGGATGTGTCCGGAAGACGGTATTGCCGTCGCCCTTCGTCACTTTGACCGTCACGCCGCCGCGCGGCAGATCGCGCCGCATCTGCTCCATTGCCTCGGTCCACTTCTGCGTCAGCGCACAGTAGCGCGCCAAGGCCGAGCGATAGCCTGGACGCCAACGGCCGCTGGCACGCAGCACGTCGACCAGCTCTCGCCAGAGATCGATCGCCACTTTCCAGTGCGCCGGTGCGGCAGAAAAGAACCTTGGCAAATCCGGCGAGCCAGGCGCCGCATCTTCTGCGCTCGCGACCGCCGCGTCGATTTCGGCCTCGACCTGCTTGCGCCGTTTGCCCGGAAACCCCTTGGCGGCTTGCAGATGCGGATCATCCTTCCTGCGCGCCATGAGCCAACCCGTCTCGATTGCTGGAAAAAAATATAAACGCCGAAATTTCGCGCGCCGTTTTTTTGTATTGACCCGCCGGTCCGGCAAGCGAGACCGCCGACTTTTGACCGCCCCCCCCTACTGCCGAAGCTGCTCGGCCAGCCGCAGCGCGACCGGACTGTCGAGCCAGAGATCGGCCAACGCGATTTCCCCGCGCAACCACATCAACTCAAGCCGTTGCTTGACCACATCGTGGTGCCAACGACACGACGACTGCCAATGACTGGTGTCCCAGAACTTCGCCTGGTCGCCTTTGTGTGGCTCCACGTGATCGGTCAGCTCGGCTGCAACAACGAAACCAGCAGCCTCGCAACCACGGCAAAGTGGATGACGACGGCGATGCGAACGCGCCGCCTTGTCCCATCGCGTGTCGTAGCCGCGTTCGCGCGCTGAGCCACGCCGATTGTCGAACGATCTGTTCTGTTCCTGACGAGAGGGCTGGGATCGCAGGCGGAAGCGCTTCGGCGAAGAAGCCATGCCCACACCCCGGAAACAACAAAGGCGCCGCGGGTTTCCCGAAGCGCCTATCTGCAGACCTGATTTGTTGTGGTGAAGCTATGTCAATTTTTACGGAGCCGTCAACACCCCTTCTTTCTTCTCCCAAGGGCGCGCCGCAACCTCCGGCCCGATGGCCTCATGGTCGACCATCTCTGCGTTGAGCAGCGGCACCAGGTCGACCAGGGCATAGCGCCACACATCATAGGCCCGGCGCGCCTCCTCGACCTCGACCGGGTCTACACCTTCAAGCACCGGCGGCGCATAACCGATGAAGCCCTTCTTGGCATCGCTGTCGATATAGAGCTTCTTCGGGTGGCCATTCCTGTCGACCTGGTCGATCCACCGGCCCGGCCCCTCCTCAATCCAGTCGGGTCGCGTCGCGTTGCGAGCATGCTTGATCACCAGCACCCAGGCGTCGGAAGGCAACGCCATCACCGCGTCGTAGATCACCGCTGCATCCTCATGGCACTGGACCGCCATGTGCATCGCCCCAGCCGATGACGTTTGCACCCGACACCCCAACGCCAGTATCTGCGCCAGATTGCTTTCGGGTGACGCACTCAACCCCGACGGCATTAACCGCGCCGCCACAGCCTCGATCTTCTGGTCACGAAACGCCCAGATCAACAGGTCTTCTACGTCCATTGCCTTTGGCATTAGAGCCAAACCTCCCTTTGGGATGGTTCTGGGATATTCAGAAGGGAATATCCCCCGGAAAAAGCGAAGCGATCAGAGGGTGTTATAGAGGGTGGAACACTCGGGACGGTCTGCCGTGACACATAAGGACAATTTCAGCCCCAGACCCCAATGGAAACACCCCACACCCCTTCCCCCATACTATACGCGAGCGGGCACAGTCCCGACCCTCCCAAATTCGGCGCAAAGCGTTGATTTGGCTATTGTAATTGGATTGGGACTTTTGCATTCACCATCCCGCAAATCTCCCAAACCTCTATCGCGCCGCGTGAGCGGCGGGAGGTTTGGGACTGCCTTTTCTCTTGTCTGAGGGGGTGCGGGGGCGCAGGCGCAGGGGCGGCGAATCGTCCCTGCGGGGCTCTATGGGCGAAGGGTCAGCCCATCATCTCGCTGATATGCTTGAGGCGAATGCCCAGATATTGGACGGTGTTCGAGGTGGTCTTGCGCTGCCCCAGCTCGGCCATGCAGCGCCCGAAGGCCGCCATGGTCATGCCAGGCCCGTTCTGCTTGGCCAGCCATTGCTCAAAATCGCGGTAGAGCACCGAGGCTTGCACGCGGCTGGATCGATCCTCGGCCGTGCGCTCGGCCAGCCATTGCCGAACAAAGTCAATCCCTTGCAGTGCCCCGCCGCGCATGGGTGGCGGCTCCTCCAGGCCAGTGGGCAGGCCGAGAACGCTCCACAGCGCCTGCGCCGCCTTGCGGCCTGCGGTCAATCGGGCCTCGCGCACCAGCTGGATTTTGGCCCCGATCGCCTCCCAGTCGAAGGTCTCGGCGGGGTCCGGGGTATAGCGGCCGGTCTTGCGGATCTGCGGCAGCAGCTCGGCCGTCACCCATTTGCGGAAGCGATGCGCCGGCGAGCCGGGCGTGGTGGCCTGGCGGGAGCGCAGGATCAGGGTGTAGAGCCCGCCTTCCGTGACGAGCAGCATCTCTTGGTCTCCAGAGGGGGTAGGGATTAAACCCCTACCCTTCTCATCATCATCGAGTGGCTCGACAGCATCGGAAGGGTCCTTGATTGCCAGGACTGCGCACACATCCTTGGCAACAAACCAGGGCTCGCCCTCACGCAGCACCACGCGCACGGCATGGCTTTGCCCATCATCCTCGAACACGAAATTCTGTAGACTTGTCATGCGTCACTCCTTTCCACGTCCAGTTCACGACAGATGCTGTCCAGCATGTGGTTGAAGGCCTGCGCCTCTTCCGCCTTGGCCTTGGTGATCGCGCGCGATCCCGGCCGGAATTCGCGGCGCAGCGTGCGCAGCCGCACCGTGGTCCAGCGCCATTGCTGCATGGCCGCCATCAGCGGCGCCGATATGGTCAGCGGGTCGGGAAGCGGCGCGGGGGCCGGTGCGGCAACGGTGGGCAGCGCCACCAAAGGCGCGGCGGCGAGGCCGGAGAGAACAGTACGGCGGGAAAGGGGCAATTTACCCATGGCGGGTCTCCTTCGGTTCGAATGAACCCGGCGACCCCCTGCAAATGGGGTGGCCGGGCGACAGCAGGTTTGCAGACCGGCCCGAAGGAACCGGCAGGCCCGAAGGCCTCCCACTGCGCCCGACCATAACAAAACCGCGCCCGGCGAACGGGTCGCGGCGCGGTTTGGGCGCCTTCGGACGAACGGGCTGCAAATCCCGGCCGATGTCTCCACCGGCAGGCTCAACATGCGCCTATTTGTCCGAAAATTCAAGTGCGCCATCATCAGTACCCCGGGTCGTCCTTGTGGCGTTTGGGAGGGCCGTCGGCCGTCGTGCCGGCCAGGTCGTCGCGCAGGCGAATGTCGACATAATAGTAGAAATTGGACCGGGTCTTCTGGAAGCCCAGGTCATTGAGCCGGTCGCCAAAGCTGCGATTGCTGGCGGCCTTGAGCTGGTTGGTCTCGCACCAGCGCAGATACGCCTTGTAGAGATCGCCCGCCTGTACCTTGGCCTTTTCGGTGGGGTCGACCTTCTCGATCGCCACCTCGGCAAAGACGCCGACATTGTCGCGCTCCTGCCGGTAGTCCTGGGCGAAGGCCTTGGCTTCATTGGGCGTGAAATAGTCCAGCCCGTGGGTGAGGTAGAGCAAGGCGCCCTCGATCAGCCAGTTGAGCACACCCGAACGCTCGGCATCGAGCCGCGCCGCCAGTTCGGTAGGCGCCATGCGCTCGCCTTCAGGAATCGTCACGCCCCAGATGATGAACAGGAAGCGCCGCCAGATGCCCTCGTCGGTCCCCGAGATGGCAGGCTTGTTGTTGCCCGACAGCATGGGCGTGAACTGCGGCATGAACTCGAAGAAATCCTTGTTGAGGAACCGCGCGAGGATCTTCGTGCCACCCGTGAGCGCCTTGATCAGCTCTTCGCGCAGCGGCGTGTTCTTGGGCAATTCCTCGATCGTCACCAGGCGGGCGTTGTGCAGCCGGGCGATGTCGGGATTGGCCTGCTGGCCCCCGCGCTGCCCGTCCCCGGTGATGGTTTCTGGCGAGGCAATCTGCCGATAGCTGCCACCGAGGCGGCCGATCAGCTCGAAAAACGCGCTCTTGCCGTTGGCGCCCTTGCCATAGTGATAGAACAGCCGCTGCTCGTCATTGCCACCAAACAGCAACGCCACGGCCGTCGACACCTGGATAAAGGTGCGCCAGCGCAACTCGGGCTGCACCTTGGCCATGAAGGTCTCGTGGAAGAACGGCGCCTCGGCCTCGGCGTGATATTCGACCTCGGCAATTTTGGTGATGAGATCGGCCCGGTTATGCTCGCGGAATTCGAAGCGGCCGATCTTGCGCACACCGCCCTCTGGCTGATCCGGGTCGATCTCGCGCCAGAAGCGCAGCGTGCCATTGGCAACGTTGAACAGGTAATGGTCAGCATCGAGCTGCTCGATCGGCAGTGCCTGGAGCGACTGGGCCTGTTCCAGCATGGCCTTGGTCCGGGTGATGTTCCCCGACGACACGGCAAAGCTCAGGCGCGATGAGCGGCGCTTGCTCAGCGCCGTCATGATTTCGGTTGCGGTCTTGATGACCCGCTCCTCGGCCGCGCTCAGATCGTCCTTCTTGCGCAGCAATTCCTTGGAGCGATCGAGAATGGCCTTCTGCTTGTCACTGGCCTCGAGCTCGACGGCCTCGAGCTTGATCTTGTCCACCACCATCTGGGCGAGCAGACGCACCTCGAGATCCGCCTCGTCGCGCGCCCAGTGGGTTCCGCGCCAGTAAAGCCAGCCTAGGCCGGTCACATAGCGCAGGTTCTCTCCGAACCAGGCGACCAGGCGGCGCCCATTGTCGCGATCGTTCTGGTCCAGCGCTGCACACCAGCGGATGATAATGCGTTCGGCTTCGGCCAGGTCATCATTGCTGCCAAAATCCTCCGGGCCGTCCAGCACATCGGAATCGTCCGGCCCCGGATCGTCGCTATCCGGCTTGGGCGGCGTCTCGGCCTTCGTCTTGCCCCTGCTGCCGCGCTTCGGCTTGGTCTCGCTCTTGCCACCATCGACCACGGTGAGCGTCACCTTGGTCTGCTTTTTGGCAGCCTTCTTGACCGGATTTTCGTCGTCGGGTGTATCAGTCATCGCGGTTGGCCTGGGCCAGAGCCTGGGGGCGAGAGGCTCACCCGCACCAGGTCATTGAGGTCTTTGCCATCCCCGATCGGCTCGACAAAGCGAACCTCGAGCGGCGGCAGTTCGGGGTTCTCGGCACGCGCGGCCTCGCGCAGCGCCAGGGCACGGCGCAGCCCCCGCGTCACCTTCTCCACCGTCCTGGTTTCCGGTTCGTCGCTGTCGCAGAGATAGACCAGCTCGGTGCACCACTCGGGCGGCACGAAACAGTCGCGATCGTCGAGGTTCGGCTGGTCTTCATGGCGCTTGCCATCCATGCCGAGCAGCGCACGGCCGGCCATGTTGCCCAGGTCCACCCCGGCCCAATAGGCCGTGCCGGGCTCGAAATTGTGCCGCAGCATGGTGAGCGTGGTTTCGATGCCCTCGCCCATCACGATGCGCGTCGCGCCCTTGGGCTGGAACAGCTTGATGGCGCCACCCTTCTTGCTGCCGCGCACCTTCTTGGCGGGCAGCGCCATCGGCGCGCCATCCTTGTCGGTCTTGGTCGGGTGAAACAATTGCACCTTGCCATTGGGCTGGCTGAGATCGATCCAGGTCTGGTGCACCGCGCCGAATGATCCATCCGCCAACACCACGGCCGCCACCATGCAGGGGCCGGTGTGGATCGTCGGATAGCTCTTGCGGCCGTTCTCGCCTTCGACCTCGACGACATAGGGATGCGCCGCGATTTCGCGGATCAGCACCCGATCGAGCTTCACGCCGATGCCGCGCAGCGCCAGATAGTCCGCCACCCCGCCAGCACCTTCCGGCTGTGGCTCGGTCGTGCGTTCCCAGATGGAAAGACCTTCATTGATCGCCCGCAGCCGGCGCTTTTCTTCCTCGGCCGCGCGCTCACGCTCACGCCGTTCCGCCTCCTGGTGGATGCGCGCCTGTTCCTCGGCCGAGATCGGATCGGCCACCGTGCGGCCGGTGATCAGCTCGCAGGCCTTCACGAACTTGACGTTCTCGGTCTTCATCACCAGGTCGATCACGCCGCCGCCGGCCAGACCGCACTGGCGGCAGTTGAAGGTGTTCTTGGTCGTATGGATGGCGAAGCGATCCGTGCCGCCGCAATTGGGGCATGGCCCGGCCTTGTCGGTCCCCGGCCCGAGCTTCCAGCCTTTGAACGTCGCCCAGCTCCAGCAGGTGACGGCCTCGGCCTCTTCCTTGAGGGTCTGCAGTTCGAGGGGCAGGCTCATGGCTCCCTCGCATCGTCGATCAGATCGTGCCACCGGTCGAAGCCGCGAGACTTACCCGCTGCCCGGGCCAGGTCGAATGCCACGCCCAGGCGCTTCTGTGCCTGACTGAGGCATGCCTCGACATCCGCTATTTCGCGCTCAAGCTCCGCCCGATTGGTCCGACCGGTGTCCGGATCAACCTCGTCTAGCCCTTGAATGATGCATCGGACCGCCCGGCCAGCCAGCCCGTTGCATTCTTCGGCGAGTTTGCCGAGCACGGCGAGCCGATGCCGATCCTGTTCCGGCAGCCACGGGGAGATTTGCCCCTCGCTCATGTCCGCACCTCTGCCCGGGGCTTGGGGCCTCTCTTGCTCAACATGCGCTGCAAGGTCCGGCGATGAACGCCCATGCGGCGAGCGGCACGGCTGACGCAGCCATCCTCTTCGTCGAGCACGGCGCGGACATAGTGGAACTGCATTTCGCTGGGCGACAGGTCGAGCCGGACCAGCGCCAGGCGCAGCTCGTCGTGGTGGGATTGAGGGACGCTCAATTGATCGCCTCCGGTGTCAGAGATTGCTGTTCGGCCGCGTAGTCACGGCGGCCGTTCCAGGCGGCGATGGCCAGTGCTGGTGTCGTGTGGCCGGGATAGTCGCCATGTTGAGCCCCACAGGGACACGCGACAAAGTAGAAGTCTGTCTGGTCCCAGCCCTCCTCGAGCGCATCCTGTTCCGTGAATTCACATTCAACGATTTCGGCCTTGAGGCCGCCGCAGAATGGACAGTGTGCGAGCAATTCTGTGCTTGTCATGCTGACACCTCGGCGTCCCGCACGATCTCGGCCGCGAGGCGCAGGTCCTTGGCCATGGCATCGAAGTGCCGCCAGTAATCGCCAGGGAACGCCCGCGGATACTTGGCATTGCCGCGATAATTGTACCGGTCGCGCATCCGCTCGGCGTTTTCCGCATGCCGGATCAGCCGGCCTGGTAAGGTCTCAGCCATCGGTGCGCCTGTATTTCGCCAGTCGTTTCCGCGCCTGTTCGCGGGTCTCACCGGGGATCACCCGGCGCGCGTCACGAGCCTCGGGCGTGTCGACAAACGGTCGCGGCGCCATCTGCTCCAGTTGCCGTCGCAGCCGCCTCTGACGCAGCCAGTCTCGAACCAGGCCGATCATTCCGCCGCCTCCTGGACGAGAGCCGCGTCCGACCCCGGCCCGCCGTAGCTGACATTGCGAAGCGCGATCGGCAGCCAGCCATGCTCCACCGCCAGCTTGGCAGTAGTTGCCGCCATGTCTGCCTTCTTGCCATCCTTGATGGTCTCGCCGGTGATTTCCCTGAAGGCTGCCGCAATAAGAGGCTTCTTGACGCCATCGAAGTAGACCGCAGCATCAAACTCGGGAAATGACCGCGGCTCGACGACGTCCACGAGCTGCGCCACAAGCGCCCGACGGCCTGCCTCGGGGCTCGACGAGTATTTCAGCTTCTGGTCGAGGAAGCCGTCCCGCACGTCGAGCGTATTGGCGAACATGCGGGCGATCGATGCCAGCAGTTCCTCGTCTGGCATCTCGTCGAAGTAGCGGAAGGCCTCCAGAAGTTCCTGCTTTCCGTCTCGCGAGGCATCCGTCGCATGGCCGACGCTGAGATGCGCCGGCAAAGTCCCGCCGCCCTGCCCGACGGCAAAGCAAGCTGCAAGCAGTGGCAGTGCCAGGTCCGGATCGGCGGCAACTTCCGTGCGGATGGAATCGGAAAGCGCGATCGAGAGATATTCAGAGATCGTCGGCCCCACAGCAGCAGGATCTTCAGGCGGGAGCGCTGCCTTGGCGGTCGGCGCCTTGGCGGCCTTGCGCGGTTCGCCAATGCCGAACATGGCCCGCCCATCTTCGGGGAAATAGACGACGCCGTAGTCGCCACGCTTTTCGGCCGGATAGACGGGCTGGTTCCGCGCCTGGATTTCGTCCTGTTCCGCAACCAGCGCCGCGACTCTTGGATCGTCTTTCATGGCGCCGTCGTCACCGAGCTCATCAAGCGCACGCTCGATCGCTTCCAATCGCGCAGCGTCTTCGGCAGTCGGGGGAACATGCTCTGGGTAGAGCCGATCACGCTCCCAGAGGTCCGGCACGTCTCCGGCAGGTTTGGCCCAGCCCCATCCCTCGGCGAGCCACACGCCAATCTGGTCGGCCCATTTCGCCTCGACCAACTGGGTGATGATCTCGCGGCTGGTCCAGTAGGCATGGCTTTCGAAGAGATCGGCGACGACTTCGCCGCCGGCAGCGAGATAGGCGCCCTTGCCGATCAGCTTGGCCAATCCGCTGTCGCTGCGCAGGTAGCTGTCGGTGATTTCCCGTCGCACGCTATAAGCGTAGAGGGAACGCGAGGCCTTGAGTGCCTTGAAAACCTCGATCTGCCTGCCCGGCTCAGCAACAGTGAAGGCCTGAGCAGTGTCGAAGTTGATCTCGCCGGCATCCAGCGCGTCCAGGACTTGCGGATGCAAAGCGGCGAGCTTGAGCCGCTGTTGCACCCGCGTGGTTGGCACGCCGAAACGTAGGGCAATCCCCTTGGCATCGAGTCCATCTTCGAAGAGTCGGCCATAGGCCCGCACCTCATCGACGGGCGACACCGGCACGCGCTCGACATTCTCGACGATGCTGAGCTCGTGCGCCCGAGCGTCGTCGATCATGTCGACAATGACAGGAACAGCATAGTCGCCATCGATCTTGCCATCGGCCTGCAACGCCTGCAGGGCCATCAGCCGACGATTGCCTGCAACAACCTCATAAAAGGCGTCATCGACGATGCGCACCCGCAGCGACTGGACCACCCCATGCGCCAGGATTGACGCCTTGAGCTCGTCCAGGGCGCTGTCGCGAGCGGTACGGCGGGCATTGACGGAATCTCCGGCGCGCAACTCGTGTAGCGCTATGGTCTTGCTGACCGCCTGCGGAGTGGCTGCGGCTTTGGACTTGGCCATCACGCCGCCTCCCCAAAATAGATAATGTTTGTGGAGAGCCCCTTGTTGTAGAGCTCGGTGATTGTGCGCGCGAGGACGGTGTCGGCCGAGCCACCAGACAACTTGCGGAAGGCCTCGGCATGTGCCGTCAGTTCCACGAAACTTTTCGGTGCCAGCACTTTGACCAGTCGGTCCCGGTCGATTTTGTCGCTGGCGCGGTAGATGCGGGCCAGGGCGGTGATGAGTGTCCCGCGCAGCGACTTGGCATCCTTCGGCCAAGCAGCCCGAATGGTCTTGAGCGCGTCGACTGTGGCGCTGTCCCCATATCGGGAGATTGAGCGGCCGACTGCCGTGACCGCCATGGTATGGCCCGGCCGATACTCGCCATGAGCCGCACAGACCTCACAGTCAGCCTGGTCGAGGACCGACTTTATCCGGAGTGTCTGCGGATCCTCGGAGGCAAGACCTGCCCAGTAGATTTCGATCGTCGACACGGCCCGGCGAGCCCGGTTGATGACCAGAAAGTTCTCGGCCTCACCAGGCGTACCCTCCAATTGCAGGATCATCGCCGGCACATGAGTGACACTCGGGTGGAGCTGCGCAGCCTTCACCCGATGCTGCCCGTCAGTGACATTGAAACGGCCATCGGCCTTTTCAGACAGAACGACAGCGCCGAAGTGATCCCAGCGAAAGGCCGCAAGGATTTTCTCGACGCTGCGACCGTCCACGTCGCGCTGATAATTATGGTCGACGTCGATCAGCGCCACGTCGACCCAGTCCAGTTTCGGCCTGTGTCCGACATCCATGCGGATTTCACTCATTGATTGAGCCTCCAACAATCCGGTAGCCCCTGCCCCAGACAGTCCCGATCTCGAGGCCGAGGGGCTTCAGCTTCTTTCGGGCCTTGCAAATGAAGACATCGACGATCTTGATTTCCCGGTCGTCGAAACCGAGTCCGCTGGTCGCGGCCAGCAACTGTTCTTTGGACAAAGTGCGCGGCCTGGCCGACCAAAGCGCCTCGAACAGCGCATGCTCCGCATTGGTCAGAACCGCCGCATGGCCGTTGCCGACGACAATTCCCGCTTCGAGATCGACGCGGATCTGACTGCCTGGTCGCAGTGCGCCGCCACAGGTGGGACAGGTACAGCTCACGACGCTACACCCTCCCTTGCAAGGGAACGTGCGACAGAAACCAGTCTCGCGACTTCTGCCTCTGGAACGTGCAGCAACTCTGCGATGTCTGCTGTCGAGAATGCTCGGCTGCGCCACAGCACGAGCGTTGCGGTCGCCGCGGATCGGGACAGCCCCCCCCCAACTGCCATGCGGGCTTCAATGGTTTTCACCGATCACCCCCATCACTGCGCACCAGGCGGTAGCCCTTGCCATCACGATCCCAGACGATGCGATCGGGGCTTATTTTCTTACGCAGGTTGCACACCTGCTGGGGCACGGCGGAATTGCCGGAGAACTTCCGGCCCAGCACCGACACCGACAGCTGCTCGGGCGTGTGCACCGCACCGTCCGCCAGCACATCGAGCAGTTTCTGTTCCATGGCGCGCAGCTCACCGCTCATCGGTTCACCTCCAGCGGCACGAAACGGCGGTTGTGAAAATCCGGCCCGCCATCGACATGGACGGTCAGCCGCTTGAACTGCGCGATGGCTTCCTCGAGCTGCTGCACCTGGCCAGCGTCATAATCAGCAATGACCAGGCCGCCATCGGTCTCGACCAGCAAGCGGTGATCACCTGAGGGATCGAGCTGGGCGCGCGGATGGATCAGCGGCGAATGATATTGCGGGGCGCGCCTCATGCGGCACCCGCCTTGCGCGCCTCGGCCTCGGCCGAGCGTGCCGCGTTCATCTCGTGCATATGCTCGAGATTGGTCAGCCCCAGCCGGTTAAGCCAGGTTTTGACCGTGCCCAGCGGATGGCCGAGGTCCTGTGCAAGCAGCAGCGGCGAGACCGAGGCGGCGCGGCCGGCGCGCAGCGCGGGTTCCGCTGCCTTCATAGTCAGCTTGCCGATTTGCGGTGCCAGCAGAGCAATCTCGCCCTCATAGGCTTCGCGCAGCGTGGCGGCCTCAACAAAGTGATGAGGGGCGGACTGTGTCCCGTGTTGCAGGCCTCCAATGTCCCCTTCACCAATGGCGTCGGGGAGAGGTTGACCGCCGGAGGCCTCGCGAGCCGTGCCGGACCCCTCGGGGGTATTCTCTTGTTCGCCATCCAGCGCCTTGAGCGCCGCGGTGGCGAGACTGCCCATGGCTTCAATCGCCTCTGGGGTAAACTCGACCACATCGCCATCGCGCTCGATCACACCGGTGAATTCAGCCAGCTTGAAAATAGCCTCGCTGCCCACTCGATCGCTTGCCATGCACAGGGCCAGGACCGAGAAGCTGAACTGATGCCACTTGCGCGGCGCCAGGGGCGTCACTGGTGCAGGCTTGTCCGCCTGCACCGGTTTCGGTTTTGGCGACCGGACGACTGGCGCATCCATCGACAGGATCTTGTCCCGCGTCTGCCCGACTGCCGCTTCAAACCCCTTATCATCCAGCGCCGCCGCCTTCTGGGCGCGGCTGGAGAGCTTCTTGTCGATTCCCACTTCGGCGAGCGTGAAGGGCGTATTGTCGAAAACCGGTTCATCACCGGTACCGGTTTCCGGTTCGGTCAGATTGCTGTTGTTTGGCCGCCCGCCCTTGCTCAGCAGGCCTTCATCCTTGGCCGCGCGCAACATGATGCCCAGCTTGCGCTCGGCCCGGGCGACGATCTCGGCCGCATCCGCCTGCAGCTTCCGGTCCTTGGCGATGCGCGCATAGGCCTCGGCCTTCTGCGCCGCCGAGCGCAGCTGTGTCACTTCGTCGAACTTGACGGCTGCCGCCAGGGCTTCCCTGGCATGTTCATAGACGGCGAGCTGGGTCATGCCATCTCTCTCGCCAGGTCGAGATGGTGGGCGAACAGCGCCACATCGTTCGGCTGTTCGACAATTGGCTTGAAGAAGCAGATGGGATAGATCGCCGGGCGCCCATCGACCCCGAAATGGCCCTTTAGGCCGAGACCGACGCCATAGAGCGGGTGGTCATCCACGATCTCGATCAGGCAATATTCGTTCTTGACCGGACCGTAGGGCACGACCTTCAGTGTCGCACCATCGATCCACGGCGTATCACGAATGCACACGCACTCCACGCCCGGCCGCGCCCAGCTGCTCATTCCGCACCCTCCGCTTCGGCCTGCACCTGCAGGCGCAGGGCCAGCAATTTGACGATGGCGTCGTCGATGTCCTTTTCGATGCGCTGCACATCGCTGGGCGACAGCGCGCCATCGCTCAGCCCATCGGCGAGCGAGACAAAGACTTCGCTGGTTTCTTTCAGGGCTGCCGCCGTCACCGTGCCCAGCGCCGTACCCGATCGGGTCACGCGCGGCTCCGGCACCAGGACGTGCCCAGCCATCTTGGCCAGGGCGCGTGTCAGCACCGGCTGGCCGCACTCGCTCTCCAGGTCCGCGATGATATCGGCGGGCATGAAGCGCTCGTTGTCATCGGGCTGGGCCGAGCCATAGCGGCCGATATTCTGGTGTCCGCCTCGCGTCACGGCCGAGGCCGCCACGGCGCCACCGGCATGGCTGATCAGCTTTCGCGTGGCGGCCTTGAGCGCGGCATAGTCATTGGCGGGAAGCTGACGGCCGATCATGGCGCAGCCCTCCCGGCGTGCGCGCCGTGACAGGCTTCGCGCAATGCGCGAAAACCGCCCCCATGAGAAGATTTCCCGACTATCGCCCCAGCACCGCCCTGCGCCAGGCCATCGAGGCCCTGCGGGAGATAAAGGAGCGCCGGGAGGCTGCGGAGAAGCCGAAAGCCGCAGGCCATCCCGGCCAGTTGGGAGGAGCGTCCCCCGGTGTGCAACTCCCCACGCCGGGGCGAGAGGGCGCCGATATCGGTGCGGTTGGACTGGGCCAGAGCCGCAAAAGTGAGGGCTTGGGGGACAAGTCCGATACCGACGCACTCTCGTCCAGGCGCATAACCGCGGTTGGCTTGGGCCAGAGCCAGAACAGACCACGCAAAGGGGAGGATTGAAGCAGTCATGACCGCACCGCCTTGCGCACGGCGATCTTGTCATAGGCTAGCCGCGCCTTTGCTCCAGCGACCTGCGCCAGGTCAGTCTGGCGGATGCCGGCACCGCGCATATGGCGCAGCGCATCGGCCAGAGCCGCACGGTCGGATTTGGACATGGCGCGGGTGCGGGTCATGGGGTGACCTCTTCTGGGACTTCGAAGAAGAAGCGATCGCTCCACTCGAGCTTTCGGTCGGATGCAGCCGCGCGAATGGCAGTCATGTCCTCATTGGTGAATGGGCCGCCACTCTCCCATCTCGACACACTTGCCTGCGTGCGCCCAATAAGGGCCGCGAACTCGCTCTGCGAGAGGACAAAAAGCTTGGTACGAATGAAGCGCATCGGGTTCATACGTCAACGTATAATACGCATGTGTATATTTGTGCAAGCACAATTATACGCCGACGTATTTTTCAGCCTGCGCGCGCAGTGCTACGCGGTTTGCCATGAGCGAAACCGAACGTATGGTTAGGGCCATTCTGGCCAAGAGAAACTGGACCCAGGCACGCCTTGGTGAGGAGCTGGGGGTGTCGCAGCCGACCATTCAGCGGTGGCTGGGCGGCTCCGTGACGCCTGACACCAAGAATCGCGACAATCTGATCGCACTGCTAGAGGAAGATGAGGAAACCTCCCACCTGCTGCCAGCTAAGCGCAGCAGAAGTGCCGCCGCCGCCGGCGACATTCCGAATCTGACAATTCACGCAGGCTTAGGAAGCGGCGGCCTCGAACATATTGAAGTAGATCAGGACGGACGGATTACCGACCCCAACTACCTCGACGGCTACTGGAGCTTTCCGGATACCATAAGAGCCGGCATGGCTCATCTGCCCAAGACCCACGCGCTGCCTGTCAAAGGCGACAGTATGGAGCCCACCCTCCTTGGTGGGTCGGTTGTCTTTGTGGACACAACCCACACCATGCCATCGCCGCCAGACCTCTACGCTGTCGATTACGGTGACGGTCTGATGATCAAACGGATCGAGCTGGTTCCGAGGTCTGACACCGTGAAGGTGATCTCCGACAACGAGCGTTATTCAACGTATGAGCTTTCTCGCGAGGAATTGCGAGTGTACGGGCGCGTGATCGCATCCTTCCAGTGGCGCCACTGAAATACGCAGACGTATATTCTGCTTGACGATTATACTTATGCGTATATTTTAGCCCCCAGTTTCCCCACTGGAGGGCGCAATGCCACGCACCGAACCAACCACCGGCGCCATGATCGCCGATCTCTCGGCCATGATGGCCGAACCGCCGCGCTCCGTCGCCGAGCGCATGGCCGATGTCTATGTCGACGATGCCGAAGCCGGACGGGTGACCACCAGGGATGACCTCAATCGCCTGGGCTTCTCCGCTGCCGAACTGGCTGAGCACGCGGCCGACGCTTCGAGCATCGCCGCGGCCCGGCTGAAAAAGCGGGAGGGCCGCGACATTGATGCCAGCCCGGTCAAGTCGCTGGCCGAAGTCGAGCGCGATATCGCCGACATCATCGTCTCCAACCTTCCCGATACGCAGTTCCTGCTCGCCGACTGCCAGGCGCGCGGCATTTCCAAGCAGCAGCTCGATCTGCTCTTCCACCGCGCCCGGGCCCGCGCCGCCCTCACCTTCTGCCATGCAGATCCTAAGGGAGCGCACTGATGGGCACATATGCTGTCTATCTCGACCCGATTGCAGAGCGCCGCCTGCTGCGCATTGCGGGCGAGACCAACCGCAGGATTGAGGATCTGATCGCCAGTGCGGCCGAGGAGGGAGCTCTTGGTTACTTCCGCCACCGTGCCGACGATCCCGGCCGGCCGCCGCAGCGCCGCGAGGTGGCGTGATGGCTTCCCGCACCAAAAAGCGCAGCCGTTCCGGCGCCCACGCCGTCTGCCCGCACTGCAAGAAGCAGCTGCGCGGAGAAAAGGGCCTCAAGGCTCATATCGCCCAGGAGCACGCCAATGCTTGAGCGCGCCGCCAACTTCCTCAATTCCGACGCCGGCCAGTTCTGCGCCGGCGTCCTGGCCCTTGCCGCACTGATGATGGGAATACGCTGATGAACGTCATGCTCCCCAGCCGCTCGCCGTTCTGGAAGGCCATGCCATCCGGGCTCGCTTTCGACTTTGTCGATCCGCGTCCGGACATGGTCAGTCTCGACGATATCGTGCACAGCCTCAGCCGCACCAATCGCTGGGGCGGCAATGTCGAGCCGGTCACCTATACCGTGGCCCAGCACAGCCTGCTCACCGCCTCCGCCTGCAAGCTGCCGCAATCCCGCGTCTATGCCCTGCTGCACGACGCGGCCGAGGCCTATATCGGGGATATCCCGACGCCTCTGAAGCTCTGGATTGCCGACGCCGGCGCCGACATCATGGCGCTGGAAAAGACCATCCTGTTCCAGGCGATCTTTCCCGCCTTCGGCCTGCCCAAGCCCAACTCGGCCATCTTCGCCGATGTGCACAATGCCGACCAGATCGCCCTGGCAACGGAATATCGCGACATCGTCAAGGGCCGCCATCCCGACTTCACGCCCAAGGCCCCGCCGCTGCCCGCGCGGGTCAGGTTCATCGCCACCCCGAAGGTGGAAGAACAATTCCGCCTCGCCCTCGAGGGCGCGCTGCGGCCGTTTGGGAAGGGGGCCGCGTGATGTCAGAGAAACTTGGTTCGGACATCGCTGTTCGACGCCTTAAGGACGGCAAGTTTCTCTACGCGCGCCGAGGCGTCATGCTGGAGAGTGAGACGCCCAAGTTCATCTCGACCGTTGATCGGGCGATGATGGCAGTGCGCATCGACATGGGTCTTTCCCTATCGGATGTCGAGTTTGTCACCCGCGCAAGCCTGCGGGAGAAACGTCAATGACCGCGCTGCCTCCCGATTTCTTCTTTGGCACCCTTCTGGTCGTCGCCGGTGTCGTGGGCGCCGTCATCCAGCATTGGAAGGGCGGGCACTGACGCCATGCCCAGGCCCGCAACCACCAGCTCCCCCAGATTGACAGCAAAGCCACCTGCGCCGCAGCATGATGCCGCGCGGGCTGCCCTGCTCGCTTTTGTGGAGGCCTTGGCGGAACAGCAGGCCATTGAGGACCATCTGGCGGAGACCGGACAGGATGAAGTCTATGACCCGCGCCGCGATCTACGCCCGCTTTAGCTCCGATCTGCAGAACGAACGATCCTGCGAAGACCAGATCGCCTGGTGCGAGGCCTGGGCCGAACGCCAGGGACTGTTTGTTGTCGCCAGCTTTGCCGACGAGGCAGTCTCCGGGGCGAGCGCACTTAACCGGCCGCGCCTCAATGGCATGTTGCGCATGGCGCGCGAAAAGCGCTTCGACGTTCTGGTCTGCGAGGACCTCGATCGCCTTGCGCGCAAGCAGGCCGATCTGCACAGGATCCGCGACGAACTCACCTTCCTTGGCGTCAGGATCATGACCGTCAGCGACGGCACGGTCACCGCCATGCATGCGGGTCTCAAGGGCCTCATGTCCGAGATATTCCTGACCGAGCTGGGCAACAAGACGCGCCGCGGGCTCTCGGCCCGGGTCGCCGCCGGGGCTTCGGGTGGCGGCCTGTCCTATGGCTATCGGGCGGTACCGGGCAAGCCTGGCCAACACGAAGTTCACGAGCGCGAGGCCAGCGTCGTGCGCCGCATCTTCGCCGACTATGTCGCCGGGCAGACCCCTCGCCAGATCGCTGCCGCCCTCAACGCCGAGGGCGTGCCCGGGCCGCGCGGAGGCAAATGGAATTCATCGACGCTCAATGGCTCCAAGTCCCGGGCCAATGGCATCCTGCAGAACCGCCTCTATATCGGGGAAATCGTCTGGAACCGGCAACGCTTCGTCAAAGATCCCGCAACCGGTAAGCGCGTCTCTCGGCTCAATCCGGAATCGGAATGGCAGACGAGCGAAGCGCCTCACCTGGTCATCGTCGATCGTACCGTGTTCGGCATGGCTTTGGCCCGCAAGGCCGAGCGCACGGTGGCGCATGGGCCGGTCGCGGCAAAGCCCCGCCATTTTCTGTCCGGCCTGACCAAGTGTGGCTGCTGTGGCGCCAGCTACACCGTCATGGGCAATGACCGCATCGGCTGCGCCGGTCATCGCGAACGCGGCGACTGCCACAACAATCGCACCATCACGCGCGTTCATGTCGAAGAGCGGGTGCTCGAGGCGCTCGACACCTATCTGGCCGATCCGGACATGATCGCTGCCTACCTCGCGCGCTATCACGCCAAACGGCGCGAACTGGCCGCGACCAAGACGAGCCAGCGCAAGTCACTGAGCCAACGGCTGGCAGACCTAGACAAGCAGATTGACGGCCTTGTCGACCTGGTTGTCGCGGGGCGCGTTACCGATGCCCTGCTCGATCGCCTGCGCGGCCTCGAGGCCGAGCGGCAGCAACTGCGCGAACAGGCGGCCTGCCTGGATGGTGACGACGAACCTGTCGTCCTGCATCCGGCTGCCGCCGATCGCTACCGCCAGCTCATCGCCGAGCTGCGCAGCCACCTCGATGGCATCCGCGAGGGGCAGCCCCGCGACACCATCTTCGAAGCCCTGCGCGCCATGATCGACAAGGTCATCATCACACCCAACGGCCCGCGCCAGCCCGTGGACATCGAAGTCCATGGCCTGCTTGCCCAATTGCTGGTCCGGAAAAAGGAAACACCCCTAAATGCGGCTGCATTTAGGGGTGCGATGGTTGCGGGAGCAGGATTTGAACCTGCGACCTTCAGGTTATGAGCCTGACGAGCTACCGGGCTGCTCCATCCCGCGTCAAACACCCGAGCCTTGCGGCGCGGTGTGAGGGCTATATAGGGGGTGAACCGGCAGACCTCAACCCCCTCCAGCGGTTTCCGTGACGCTTTTTTGACGCTGCCAGCAAAAGCGCCCGATCGCCGGGCTCTGCCCTGTGGAAAAGCCCATTCATCGGTAAATGCCGCTGAACATCTTCCATACCAGAGCCCGCTGGTTTAGGGTCCGCCGCGATTCACGCCAAGGGCTTAGGGAACACCGCATATGAACTTGAAAAAGCTCGGCCGCACAGACGTTTCGGTCACCGATATCTGCCTGGGCACCATGACCTGGGGCAGCCAGAACACCGAGGCCGAGGGCCATGCCCAGATCGCCATGGCGCGC